TGCCTGTATTTCCTGAACTTGGGAATTGAGTAACAACCTCAACGCGTATAACTGAATTATACGGAATATCGCATTTGTTGCCCCTGTCAGGCGTAGACGTTTGAGAGGTCATTAAAATATATACTTTTGGGGCTTTCTCAATTGGCACGCGGTAATCATAGACGTTTATAGTGTCTGAGCCAATATTAACACCATTTAAGCCATCGTAAATACCTTTCCTTATCCATTTATCAGGTAGTTGTTTATAATTCATTAGCCTTTGTTATTTTTAGTTTTGTCAATCCACTTTAACAGAAAATCTTTAAACTTTTTTTGCCCCACCAACGCGCTAGGATATAAATAAGGCTGCGCTTTTTGTCCTGCTATATCTTTCTGCCCTTTAAACTGTAAAGCGAAATTTTTTAACTCTTCAGGAACATCGACTTTACCCCCTGTTCCAAACTCAACGTAAGGCGCGTAATCTGAATTGGCTTTTAAAACCCAAACGCCCGACGGTGCAACACCTCTGTTAGGTTCAACGTTTATACTACTAGCTAAAAAACCTAAATCTTTTGGCACATCTCTAATAGCTAAATTTTGAGCCTCTAAAGCCGCCGCTTCGGCAAAACTATCTAAAATAATTGGCGCGCCCTCTAGGTCTTTAAAAACCTTTTTTAAATCAGGTATATTAACACTAATAGAAATAAAATTACTCAACTCTGTGTTCCTTTACGATTAATACGGTTTTTACTTTTCTTACGTCAATCTCCTGTATGTTCAAAATATCGTAAATAGTGCCGTTATATTTTACCCTTAGCTTTTCAATATTTTCATCCAAAACGTTAGCCCTTAAAGTAACTCTAAATATTTGGCTAAAATCTTTTAAACCTAATTCCTGTAAATTGGTTATTGTTTTACTGTTGGAATCTATACTACGCCAATCTGCCCAATAAAAACCCATCGAAACCTCATTAATTGTTTTCCCTCCAAAACCGTCGTATTGCGCGTTAAGGCTGAAAATTTCAATGCGCTTTTGCAGCATTCGCGAATTTACTTGACCGTAACCCCTCAAAATACAAATCTTTTTATTGGTTTAAGCATACTTTTAGCCGTTACAGGCAATAGCCTTAAACTCTCAGTTTCTCCCTCAGAATTATAAAACCAAACGCGCACCGTTTCAAGCACCGCTTGTATTAAAATCGGGTCGACTTGTTCGGTATCAGTATAGCCAACGTTTAAAACAAGTATATCATTTTCTGAGCCACTTAAACAATAGGTAGAATATAAACCCTTTCGGTGTATTGTATAATCGCTTTCATTGTCAGGCGTAACAACTGAGTTAACAGGCGTTGCGTAAACGTCCGCAGCACCGTTTAAAGTGGTGTAAGTTTTATTTTGCGGCTTTAAGTAATAATTAGCGTATTGCTCAACAACTCTACACGCCGCGTTTCTCATTAGTTCAACCTCTTCGTATATGGGCGCATTATTACCGTCAAATCTCAGGTAATTTAAAACCCTGCTTAAAGGTACAACGTCTTCGTATGTTGTTATAGCGCTCATTTACTTAGTTTCTAAGGTTGTAGGCTCTGCGTTTTTGTCTTCGGTTTTTTCTAATTTTCTAGCGAAACCCTCTTTTATAATCTCTTCAGCCCTTTTTTTAGGAAAATCTCCAATAGATAAAGTTAAATAAGACTTACCTAATTTATTGGTTTTTCTGTCGTTTGAATCTCTAAAATTTTTAATAAACTGAATTTTCATACCTCTGTTAATTTTAAAAGTTAATTTTTGTAAAGTTAATTAAAATATATAAATCAATTACTCAGCATAAAAAAAGACATAAAAAAAGAGCAACCGTTTCGGGCTGCTCTTCAAAAAAACAGATAAATGTAAGTTAAAAACAAACATTACCGTTGTCCGCTAAGACGTTTTTTATATAACGCTATTATATAGGCGTTACAATACTACCTAAAATAAAAGCATCAGGTCTATCAATCGCCAATACTGTACGGCTTTCAACTCGCGCAGTAATAAGGTTTTTGATAACGTTATCTTGGTCTTGCTCAAAGAACTCAACCGCTAAACCATCAACCACAACCTTTTTAGCCATTGACCAATCACCAATAACATACTCGTCTTCAGTTACCCAACTCGCTTTAAAAACAGGCACGCCGTTAATAGTTAAGTTACCATTAATAAACGTTACAACGCTAGGTAAACTAAAATCAGACGGTTTTGTTATTGCAATTGTCGCCCAATCTTTTGGGTTTAAAATTACACCGTTAACCATATAATCGTTAGACTCTAAAGCGCCCATATCCTGTATAATACGCTCAATTGCCGTAGTTCCCGCAGCCGTTGACGCGGTTGCACCTGCCTTAATTCCTGTGTAAAATTGAGCGTTTTCTACTTTGAAATAATCGCGTCTTAATGCTTCAGGTAAAAAGCTAGTTAAGAACGGTAAGTCCTGAGCCATTTGCTTTGCAAAACGTGCATATCCCGCGATATAACGAGCCGTAAATACAACCTCAGTAAAATCGTAATCAATTTGGCTTTTAGCTGAGCCGTCGGGGTTTTGTTCTGAAATTTCGCCCTCTGAACCTGTTTCTCTGTAAATAACATAAGAACCCGTTGAACTCTGAATAGTTGGTACTAAATCAGCAAAATTTACCATTTGCGACGGTACGCGTGCGACTCCACCTTGATAGGTTTTTACAACGTCGCCTGTTAAATTTGCCCCACTCGTCATAATTCCGACGGCTTTCATTTCCATTGACGCGTTTCGACCTTTGGTAACTAACTTAATAGTATCAAAGTTTTCTTTTAACTGCGCCTTAAACTCCTGTGCGTAATCCTCAGTTATTGCACCGTCGTTAGACTTGGCAACCTTAGACATTTTTGTTTCCATTTCGTTAAGCCTCTGCTTTAACTCCGTGTTCATTTCTTTTTGTTTTTCAAAGTTTTGCTTTAATTCAACAAAATTTTCTGAATCTGCGTGCATAAACGCGCTTAATTTCTCTTCCAAATTAGCGTCTAAAGTTTCTTTAAACTTATCAATAGCGCTTTTAATTTCCTTTCTGCTTGACGTGTCAAGTTTTTGTTCTAAGCCCTCTAAGGCTTCTTTTAATTCTTCGTTCATTTCTACGATTTTGTAAAATTTTTAATTGTGTTTATAAACGACTTGTTCAATTCATTAGCGCCATCAGGCGACTCTTGTAGTTCAAGCGTATTTTTACCTAAGTTAAAGCTATGCAACTGTAAATCCTTTAAAGACAATTCTAACAACCTAAAACCGTCGTCGGAAACATCCCCTTTACGCATATACTTTATAATTTTTTTAATTTTTTCGTCGAGGTCTTTAACGGTCATATTTTTTAAACCCATAAACTGAGCCGACGAGTTAGCGCCAATAGTAACGTTTGAACCCTCGTATAGCTTAACCTCTTTTATTTTTCTAATTTGTTCGCCATCAATAACCTCATCTATTGAGTTGAGAGTAACAAACCCTATGCTATGTTCGGTCATTATTCCCGCTTCATATAATTTAATAGCATCGTCTGAATACGTTGTCTTTATTAATGGCTCTGACTCAAAATACAACCCTTTCGAGTCTTCCCTTAAAACGGCAAATTTCCCGTGAGGCTGACTGAAATTGTGTTGATTTAGAAAAAATATGCGGTTTCTATTTTCGTTTAAACTCTGAGTGAACGCCCCTTTCTCAATTATATCATTATGACTGTCAACGTTATTAAACGTCGATAAATAACCCGTTACAACTCTGTTTTTTGCGTCAACATCTACAACGCCGCCGCTTATATCTTTAAAGTTTAGTAAGTGTTTCATAACGTCAAAGTTAATAAAAGTTTTTAATTGTTTAAATTTCTCTTTAAAACAGGAAGACCAAATTCATCAATCCTTATTTTAGGCGCTAACGTGCAACGGCAATTTATAACGTTTCCTGCGCTGCCGTTTATATCGCTAGGCATCTGCAAAATCTCTGTATTACCGTCCTTATCAAAAGTTTTAAATCCCTCGTTTAATGGCTTTGTTATACCGTGTAAAATCCTGTGCGACTCCCTTGTGCGCTCGTCTAGGGCTGAAATCCAAACCTTGTCAATTACTAAGTTAGAATTATCAAAAGCCTCAAAAGCCGCCATTGAACTAGCTGAGTTGGTTTCGGTGCGCGCAATACGTTTCATTTGCCAACTGTATAAACCTGTTTTTCTGCCAAAACTTTTAACCAAGTCTTTTGTAATATCAACAATACCCTTACCCTCTTCTAAATTTTTACTAATTATATCTGTAACGCCCTGTATTAAATTTTCCCTTATAGTTACTATCCTGTTATAATGGTCTTCAAAAAAGGAATTAACCAAATTAAACCAACGCTCGGAAAATAACGCTGACAAATTAAAAGGGTTATCGCTTTTAACCACTAAAAAACCACTATTTAAGCCCTTTTCTATCCTGTTACCGTGTAATAACCCTATTGAAACATAAACCTCTTTTAAAACCTCCT